AGGCTACAAGCTAAGGCTTATAAAAAACAAATACCAGCGCAGACTAAGCAATCGCGAGATTGGTTTAGATCTGAGATACAAGGTATGAGGGTTAAATCTGATGATATTTTAAATGATAAAAATCTTGAAAGAAGAACTCGACCTGCTCCCGGAAGAATGTATACATATTTTTATGATCCTAAACATAAGGATACACTTCCTTATTATGATAGATTTCCACTGATCATAATGGTCGGAAAAGCTCACAAAGGGTTTTATGGTATGAATCTTCATTATCTCCCTATACCTCTGAGAGCTAAGTTTCTCGATCAATTAATGACGATAACAAATAATAAGAAATTTGATGAATCATCTAGGTTTCGAGCATCTTATAATTTCTTAAAAGGATCCGCTAAAATGGGATTATTCAAACCGTGTTTTAAACACTATCTGATACATAAAGTTGAATCAGAAATAAAATTCCTCTCAGCAGATCTTTGGGAAATAGCGACATTTCTCCCGACTGCTAGATTTAAAGGTGCTACAGCAACTAAAGTTCATTCAGATTCAAGGAAAATGATAGGTTAAATATGTCAATATTAACTAAAGGGTATTCAATAGGATCTCAGGTTTATGGTGGAATTGAAACGCTAGGTAATTTATATGATCAATTCTTTGGTCAAAAGGAGGAGCTTGGAAGAAGGGGTAAGGTTGACGAATTTGTTTCTACGATAAATTCGAAGGATTTCGCTCGTTCATCACATTTTAGATTTAGAATATTACCATCCGGTACATCATCCGGTGGATCTGTAGATTTTAACTCAAAATTTACACCAAGGGATTTGGGTATTGTTAATATGCTTTGCGATTCTACATCTCTACCTGATGTGGCGAGTATTCCCTTAACAGCATCCGTTGCAACAGATTTCCCATATGATATCGTTAAGGATTTGGCTTATGCCTCACAATCTGCATCTTTTTATGTAGCGGAAGATATGTTTCAGAAGAAGTTTTTCGATGATTGGATGGAAATAACTTATCATAAATCCGCAGGTCAACCCTATTATTATAATGACTACACCACAACTATTGAAATCTATCAATTGAAACACACATTGGACGATTCTCTCTTAACAGGGGATAACGATTGGACATATAAAACTACTTTATATGGGGCATATCCTAAAGTAATTGCACCAATGACAATGGATTGGAGTTCCGCTAATGCACTTCAAAAACTGTCAGTAACATTTCATTATACACATTGGGATTCGGAAATAAATTCTAAATAATCTGTGAGGAAAAATTATGGTTTTACCAGTATTACAAGTACCAACATATGAATTGACTTTACCATCAAACTCGAAAAAAATTAAATTTCGTTCATTTCTAGTTAAAGAAGAAAAACTATTAATGATAGCCAATGAAACTGGTGACGAAAAGGAACGAATAATAGCAGTATCTCAAATTATAGAAAATTGTACATTCAATAAACTTGACGCTAAGGTGATGCCGGCATTTGATGTTGAGTATTTATTTTTAAAATTGAGATCCAAATCTATTGGAGAATCGGTAGATATTAAAATTCTTTGTCCAGATGATAAAGAAACCTATGCAGATGTAACTATTAATCTGGATGATATTATCTGTAAAAAACCAAAGAAGAATTCTAATATTATAAAACTTGATGATTCCGTTGGTATAATTTTAAAATATCCCGGCATCGATACAAAAACTGAAGGTTCTACGGTTGATGTTGTTGGCGATTTAATTGAATCCATCTATGATGGGGATACAGTTTTTGATGCTGTGGATTTTTCAAAAGATGAAATTTCTAAATTCGTTGAAAGTATGACCCAAAAGCAACTTCAACTTATTGTTAGTTTTTTTGAAAATATTCCAAAAATAGAAATTTCTGTAGATGTGATAAACCCCAAAACAAAGATTAAATCGACGGTTAAACTTGAAGGACTTGATTCTTTTTTCTAATGGCTCTTTCCCACTCAAATTTAGGTTCATATCTTAAAACTAATTTTGCCATGATGCAGCATCATAATTATAGTTTATCTGACATTGAAAATATGATACCTTGGGAAAGAGATATATACGTTGCTATGTTAGTTGATTATATTAATACCGAAAACGAAAAACGTCAGACTCAAAAATAGGATATTCGCATGGCTATAGATAAAGATAAATTAGATCGATTAAAGAAAAGATCCGAGGTTGCTGCTGCGAAAAAGAAACAATCGGAGATTGATAAAAAAGATGATTCCGAGGAAATATCAGGAGAACGAGAAAAACAAAAACAACTCCAAAAAATAAAGGAGGATGCAGATCTATGGGAAGAAAGACGTAATAAACTAAAAGATAAATCCATGGAAATAGCCGCCGATCCTCAAGCGTGGCTAAAGGGATTTCTCGTGAAAAAGGCTATGGAAGCTGGCCATTACGCTATATCAAAAAAGAGAAGACTTGAGGTTGCTGCATCAAAAGAAAAAGAATCGAAGATTGGTAAAAAAAATAATTCTGATAAACTAAAAACTGCAGTAGAACTTAAAAAACTTGAAATAGAACCCTCTGAAATTAAATTTGGATTTGAAGCAACACAATTGTCTCGTATGGTTGAGGGTATAGAAGGTCTCACTCCGATACTCGAAGATATAAAAGATTTATCTGCAGAACAATTAAAAACAGATAAATCTCAATTTAAAGCCGACAATAGAACGTCTGCTGCAGAAGAAGCTGCTGCATCTGGTTCTAAATCTGGATCTGGAATTGGTGGTGTTCTTACTGGTGGTAGTAGCGATAAGAATAAATCGGTGGTTGAAGATGGTGTTGATGGAATTATGTCAACTATTCAAGATGTAGTAACAGAAGGAGCTGGGGGAATGATAGCTGAAAGAGCTATGGGCGGACTTTCATCTGGAACCCCCGATAAAAAACCATCTTCAAAAACGAAAAGTGGCGGTCTAAAAGGAATACTTAAAAATATAATGACAAAATTTGGTAAGGCTGGAAAATTCCTAATGAGCCTCGGCGCTAGGTTCTTGACGCCTTTAATTACTACTCCCGTGGGATGGGCAGTCCTAGCTGGTCTTGCTGTTGGTGGGTTGGTGTTCGCATATTGGGATGATATTGTCTCATTTGTAGGGAAAATGTTTGACGGAGTTAAGTCGATGTTTTCCAAAGTTGTATCAAAAATATCTGGTATGTTCTCTGCAGTAGGTAATGCGATTAAAGATGTTATATCATTCTTTAATCCTATGAATCTATTACCAATGATAGCCAAGGCATTACTTCCGCCTGATATGTATGGTGCAGTGTCATCTTTCTTTGGTGGTGATAATGCAGAGGAAATTAAATCGAAGGAGAAGAAAGAGACCCTTAAGAAAGAGATGGCCGTTGGCGATAAGATGGAAGCAGAACTAAGTTCAGCAAAAAGCGAGCAACGGAATCTAGGCAAATCCCTCAAATCTAAATATACTATTGCCGCAGAGAAAGATGGAGAAGTTATCACCATTAAGGTCGGCCAGGTATTCGAAGGCACTAGATTGAGAAGTCCGAATCATGCTAACTGGAAATTAAAACAAGCTGGTTACAAGGTGTTGAGTCCTGAAGAAACTAATGCTATTATGGAGGAGAATGCAAAGGATATAAAATTAAGAGAGTTTGATCTCGATGTACAAATGAAGCGAGAAGAAAAATTAATTGATGATGTAGCTGTACTAGATGAAAGTATAGCAACAGGGAAGACGAAGAATGATAAACCAGGTAACGTTGTTGCTGATTTAGTTAGAGCTGGAACTGCAGAATATAATATTTTCGGTAATTCTACGATAAAGGATTGGCCTGCATTACAAAAACTCGATTATGAATCACTAGAAAAGGTTTTAGCGTTTGATGATTGGGGAGATAAAACTAAACGCAGTATTCTTGGTATAATGAATTCAAAGAAAAAATTGATTGGAGCTAATGATTTAGAACCAATTAAGCCAAATGAGATATCTGTTCTCAGAAAGGATGAAATAACGTCGGGAGCACTACAGAAAGGTATGGATAATAAAATATTATCAAATGCTAGAAATGATATGAAAGAGCCGATACAACAATCTATTGTATCGGCTCCCGTTATTAACAACTCAACTACAATTCGAAAGGAAGGGAGTTATGACACTGATATAACTTCAATGAGTCTGAATAAAAGTGCCATGATGTTCCCCCAACAAGATTTCTAAGTACCGTTAAGAGTTAGCTAACTTTTCGAAATAAGACATTGCATCACCTGATTCAACAACTGGTTCTTTTTGTTCAGGAATTGATTCTTGAACTCGTGATTGTGATGTTTGTGTTTCTGGTATTGTTGTTCCTAATACATCATTAAGCTTAGCTTTAAGCTCATCATATGATTTAAACTTATCTGGAGCAACTAATTCCGCTAGGGAATGACACTGTTTCCAGATTGATTCCATTTCATCATCAGATGCCTTGAATTGCGATGGTTCCGAGAATACAGATTTATCATAATTCCAGTAACCTTCAACCATACGAATTTTTAATTTAAATGATGCGCCTTTCCAGAGATCAAAAGGATTAAGTGGAGTTTCATCTTCAAACTCTGGTTGCATTGCCTCTGATAATTTATCAAAGATTTTTTTACCGTATCTAAAAAGAAAAACTTTACCCTCATTCTGAGGATTCTGAGGATCGGATTCGATATATACATTGGAGTAATAATTAAGTCGACGTTTTTGTTTACGTGCAATTTCTTTATCCGATTCTACACCGGAATTCCAGAGGGTTGAATTGTATTCACCCAAAGGATCCTTCTGATTAAAGGTCGTGAGTGACTTCTCGATATACCATTTACCTGTGGGTCCCTTGAAGCCATGATCCCAGATTCTTACCCAAGGAAGATCTTCGCCCTCTGGTCCGGGTAAAAATCTTAGGACAGCAAATCCATTGGATGATTTGTCTAATTGAGGTCTCCAGAGTTTATCATCATCATTATTGAATGATTGGGTTCTCTCTGTAATTTTTTCAATCTCTGCGGTTAAGTTTGAGATTGAATTTTTTCTTAAGTCATTAAAAGCCATTGTATTTCCTATTATGTGTTATTGTGTGTTATTATATAGTTGCTCATCACATACATATTATATATCATTAGGGATTAGTTGTAAACTTTTCTACTACTTCCACTCCAGCTTCTTCGAATAAATCTAAAGCGATTGTACAACTATCTTTCCATTTGGGGGATAACTCTTTAGTTCTTATAGAAACCACTCTCGAAATACCAACTTGAATAATAGCTTTAGCGCATTCGTGACAAACCGGAAGACCGTATATATAGATCGTTGAATCGACTAGGCATACTCCATTATATGTAGCATTATATATGCTATTCATTTCAGCATGAACCATGTAATCATATTTAACGCTTCTATCATTCAATCTATCTTCTCTGTCTTCTATACCTCGGGGAAATCCATTATATCCCTGAGCTAATACAGATCCACCGGAGGAAACAACAATTGATCCTATTTTGGAAGATGGATCTTTACTCCAGGTTGCAACCTCCTTAACTAAATTTATATATCGTTTATCCCATTTTTCACTCATTAATGTCTCTCCATATTTCTAGATTTTTCTTTCTCGATTCTAAGGGATTCATTCGAATATCCTCTGTCTTAAGAGGTCTTTTAGTTCTATCTAATATCTTTTGTGGAACTATATCTCCGAAGGCTTCAACTAAAACTTTTTTAATACCATTTCTTTCATTCCAAGGTAGATTCAATGCATAGGCTATAATAGAAGGAGCTAAGAACGGAGCACGAAGTTCTATAGTACTTCGCATCATGGTTCTATCAAGTTTTGGTAAATGGTAATATGGTAATTCACAAAAGACATCTGAATGCTGGGAATCATATTCCTTAGCTCTTCTGTATCCCCCAAATAATTCATCTGCACCGTCTCCAGTTAAAACTGTGTAGAATCCTAATTCCCTTAATTTTCTGGCCATAGCAATTTGTGGTTTAACTGATCCCAGATCAACGGGGCTTTGGTGTATTTCAATAGCTTCCCTATCCCCTACATCAGAGAGTGATACCTTCACTAGGTCATTGCATACCATCTCTGCAAAAGAAGCTTCACCATTTTCTACATGAAGAGCTTTTATATCTCTATCGCTTTCTTTTATTAATCCGTAGATTATGGAACTATCTAATCCACCGCTCAAAAGGATAGGTACATCTCTTTCTCCTCCTAATCGAAGATCAACTGCTCTAAGAAGATCATCTCTTAGATTACCAGGTTTTATACGTGACCAATCCCAATATTTCTTTATTTCTCCACCATGATAATAATGACCGGGTGGTACCATTTTTATTTCATTCCATGGTGTATTACCCAGAGGATCATATCCCCATTTCATCACATTGGAAAGAAATAATTTATTGGGAGTTACCGGACCAAAGTCCTTGAGGACATCAATTTCACTTGCAAGTATTTCTATATCTTCTCTATAATATATAGGTTTTTGAGCAAGATAATCTGTTACCCCCATTATCTCACCATTCATCACAGAAATGAATGACCAGAATCCATCAAAATTATGAAAGAAATCTAATCCCTCTTTCCAAAATAAGTCTGAGCAGGCTTCTTGGTCTGTAGCATAATCTCCAAAGTATTTGTAATTGAAAATCTCCCCTACAAACAAGTTTGGATTATCACCAATCATTACTGGTTGTATAGCTTTATCCGGATCTAAATTGGACATAGGTAAAGATACATGAGCAAATTGAAATTCCTGATCCTCTAAATACATTTTAGATTTCTTGAATTTCAGATATCCCTCAAACCCTGGAAGTCCTCTCCATTTCATTTCTTCAATGGATTTACGAAGATCTCTATCTATATTTTTACCAGCGATAAACCCACACATATTACTTCACCAATTTCCCGAGAGCATACTTATCAACAACAAAGCAATGCAAGGAAGTAGAGGAAAAATGTAATTGCCCA